GAGTACTGCCAGTGATGGGTGGGTGGGCGATAGCCGTCACTCCGCCAGAAAATCGGATCATAATCCAGACCAGTTCGGATATGTACGAGCAATTGATATTGATTCTGGGCTGGAGCCATCCGATGGGCTCGCACCTTATCTGGCTGACCAAATCAGAATCGCAGCCAAATCGGATCCACGCATATCATACGTCATCTTTAACAGGAGAATATGCTCGAAGATATTAAATTGGCGTTGGCGTAATTACAAAGGCATTAACCCGCACGTCAAACATATCCATATCAGCTTTACAACACTAGGTGATCTAAATGGCACAGCGTTCGACATACCACTAATAGGGGGAAAAATTGGCTAGTACATATAACATACTAATAGATCAGGGTGCAACATACACTTTGGCTTTAAGCTATAAAGACAGCGCTGGCACAGCAATTAACCTGACTGGCTATACAGCTGCTATGCAGTTGAGAAAAACAGTAGAGTCAGCAACTGCTAGTTTATCTTTAACTTCTTCATCCGGCATTGTAATTACAGGTGCAACAGGGTTGTTGAACATAACCATTACAGCCACGCAGTCAAGAGATTTAGACCCTGATCTTTATGTATATGACTTAGAAATTACATCGGGTGCAGGAGTAGTTACTCGCTTAATTGAAGGCAACGCAGTTGTATCAGCTGAGGTAACTCGATGAGTGATGACACCTTAACAGTTACCGAGGTAGTCAATTCTGTGACAGTTACTCCTGTAAATAACACAGTTACTGTTTCAGGGGTAGGCACGCAGGGGCCAGCAGGGGCCACGGGTGCTACGGGTGCTACTGGTGCCACGGGTGCTACTGGTGCTACAGGGCCAGCAGGAACAATTTCATTAGCAATACCATCTACCTATTACATAACAACGCCGTTTCAATCTTATGCAAATATAACCGCCACTTTAAGTAGAACTAATTACATCCCAATTTATGTGCCTGCTACAACAACTTTTGACAGAATTGCAGTTACTACAGCTTCCACTTTTTCGGGAACTGCAACAGTTAGAATGGGTATTTATCAAAATGATACTGCAACAGGCAAACCAAGCACTTTAGTTTTTGATGCTGGAACAGTCTCTTGCACCGCTTCAAGCACAGTTTATCAAATAACGATAAATCAAACATTAACATCTGGTTTTTATTGGATGGCAAGTAACACACAAACAGCAGCGGCAACAAACATATTTATTGGAAATCAATCTGCACAAGGTGCTTACAACTCACTTATGCCATACAAATCGACACCTACGGCAAGTTTTCAAACTGGCTGGCGAGAGGAAAATATTACAGGAACGTTCACAACTGCTGGCACATTATTAAGTCTGGGCGCAACTCCATTAACTTATTTAAGGGCGGTCTAATGAAAACCATTACTTACGGCTTAGGCGGATACGACTTAACTAAACCAAATAACAATATCGTTGAAGAAATCGACCTACCAGATACGGAGACAGAATGAAGATAAGTAAGAAGCAACAAGCAATATTAAAGTCATACGCACGTGGCGTATTGGTTTCATTCTTAACATTCTTAGCAAGTAATGAACTGGGATTAGATCCTGTCGTAGCTGTAGTTATTTCAGCTTTAGCGGGCCCAGCGGTTAGGGCTTTAGACAAATCCGATAATGCTTATGGCATCGGTGCCGATGAAGCATGACACCTACAGAATGGGCTGGCTTTGGCGCTGGCGTTATGGCCGTGCTATCAGGCGGGCTAATAGGATTACGTTTTTTAGTTAGAGGCTGGCTTAATGAGTTACGTCCTAATGGTGGCTCTAGTATGAAGGATCAATTAACAAGACTAGAGAAGCGTGTCGATGATCTCTTTATCTTAATTAGTAAGTCATAATTTTAAGATGGCTAACACTCGTAAGCGAAAGAAAATTAACAGGCGTGTGGTACGTAAATCACCTGACCCTTTATCTAAGTTAGAAGTGTTTTATATTGCTAAGCATGAGATGTTCAAAGCTGCACGTAAGGCTGGATTCTCAGAATCTGTATGTCTGTATTTGATGGATAGTCCATCATCTATGCCCGACTGGGTAGTAGGCGACAATGGCATCATTCCAACTATCCCTACTCCAGATGAGGATGACGATTAAGCGCTACTTGGTTATCAGTGATTTACAAGTGCCGTTTCATCATGAAGCAGCTGTAAAGAATGTAATTAAGTTAGCAAGGCGGGAGAAGTTTGATTCAGTATTGGTGGTTGGGGATGAAATTGACTTTAACACAATTAGTAAATGGGCTGAAGGCACACCTCTTGCTTATCGCCAAACCATTCACGATGATCGGGAGCTTACTAAGTCGATACTGTGGGATCTCAGTGAGTATAGCCGAGAGTGTCATATTATCCGCAGTAATCATACTGATCGCTTATATAACACTTTGCTTAAAGTACCTGGGTTAATCAACTTACCTGAATTACAGTACCCGGCATTTATGGGGTTCAAAGATATGGGTATGGAGTATCACAAGACCGCTTATGAGTTTCACCCAGGGTGGATGCTGGCCCATGGCGATGAAGGCAACATGTCTCAACATGCGGGAATCACAGCTCTTAACCTGGCTAAAAAATGGGGTAAATCTGTACTGTGTGGCCACACCCACAGACTAGGCATGAGTGCCTATGCAGAGGGCGTAGGAAGCCATTACAGGGCCTTATATGGAGTTGAGGTAGGTAATCTTATGGATCGCAAAAAAGCCTCTTATTTACGCTATGGAAGCGCTAATTGGCAGATGGGTATTGCTATACTAGAAGCCGTAGGAAAGACCCTGACACCGACCCTGGTGCCAGTTAATAAGGATGGCTCATTTACAGCTCTGGGCAGGTACTACGGGTAACATCGTTACCAAAACGTTATACAAATACGCCCTTAAATAATCCACAAAGTCATACACAGGTGTCACACTATTGCCATGCCACAAAATATGTGAGCATAGATAGGGCTATATGATTACTGTAGATATATTTTATGCAGTGTGTTATGGGATGCTTGGTTTATTAACTATTGGCTGGTTTATCCACGTTAATAAAGAAAATGCAGAAGCACGTTATTACTACCTAGGTCGCCGTGATGGTTGGAATATGCATCGCCGCATGATTGAGAACAAAGTTAAAACCGATGAGGTGTTTGACTATGACAAGAACTGAGCAACTCTTTGCAAACGTCATTGACACCTTGCATAGTCGGGGCGCTGATTATGGCCACCCAATCGGAAACCATAAACGAATTGCCGAACTCTGGTCAGCTTACCTTGGCTATCCAATACAACCGAATGAAGTTGCAATATGTATGTGCCTGGTCAAAATCAGCAGACAAGCTGAAGATCCACGAGTCCATGACAATTACACCGATGCACTTGGATACATCGCTATCGCTAAAACAATAACTGAAGCGATGCAAGATGAGGATGGAGTGTGGAAAGATGGCATTTAATTTAGCAGATTACGAAACAGTCGAGAGCCGACTAGAAAAGTTTTGGAAGGAGTATCCAGATGGAAGAATATTCACAAAGATTGAGCAGGCCACAGACACTAGATACATTATTAGTGCTCAACTATTTAAGACGGAAGCCGATGCACAGCCGTGGGCGACTGGGCTTGCTAGTGAGAGCGTGTCTGATCGGGGTGTCAATTCAACTTCTGCACTGGAGAATGCTGAGACTTCAGCGATCGGCAGAGCGCTTGCAAACGCAGGTTATGCAGCTAAGGGCAAAAGGGCTAGCCGAGAAGAAATGACAAAGGTTGCAAGTTATTCACCACCAGGCACAAGGGCTAGAGCTGTAGAAGATGTGCTACGTCAATCTTTTGCAGAGGACAAGCCAACTGTATGGAGTGTTGGTGATGCAATAGAAGCAATACCAGTTAATCCGAAACCACAAGAATGTAAACATGGCACAATGATTCTTAAAGAAGGCACAGCAAAGACTGGTAAGCCTTATCATGGTTATGTATGTAGTGCAGCAAAGCCCGATCAATGTGAGGCTAAATGGGCAAAGATTACAGCTGCAGGATCTTGGTTCTTTCCTAGCGATAGCGAAGGGGGTGAGTAAATGGGATATGTAGAGATTTTAAGAGGCGGACCTTACCTGGAGCGCATAGAGAACGACCAGGTAAAGTTTGTACCATCTACTGATGTTTGTGTAGCTTGTAATGATGACAGGCTGATACATTCTGGTAATTTCTTAGTTTGTACTCAGTGCCACTGTAGGCAATAAGGATATTATCATGAAACATGCACAATTCAAGTGTAATGGTTGCAGTCGTAAGACCGAGTTCTTATGGCTCGATCAGTTGGATATGCCCGAAGGATTTAAGGCGTATCAGTGTATGGATTGTGGCGCTGTGGGGGTCAAAAACATCGCAGAAGCAATTGGCATACCCGACAGTAATGTATCGAGATGCACACAGTGTGGCAGTTGGCAATTCCTAGGTCAAGACTGCCATACCTGTGTTTTGATTGGAGCAAAGTAATGCCAACATATGAATACAGCTGTAATGAATGCGGCACCTATGGATCAGTACATAGATCCTACGATGATGACAGTGGGCCTATGAGTTGCCCTAAATGTAATTTGCAAATGTCAAGAATGTATAGCGCACCTGGTCTCATATTTAAAGGTAGTGGATGGGGTGGCCAAAGATGAGCGAATCTACAAATATAAATTGGGCTTACCAAAACAAGCTGCGTGAGCAGTGGCTAATAGATAATCCTGATTCACAATACATAGGTTGGATGTCCATATGAGTGCAGCTGGTTGGGATGAAACCTGGATTGACACAGATGATCTACGAATTATGACTTGCCGTCTGACCTGCGGTTATGCTGATTGATTTGACATCATATGCTAGGCTCTAGTGAAGCAGTGGCTCACAAAGCCACAAGGCGAGCCCGCAAGGGAAAGCTCGCAAGGTGCTGGCTAGTTGGGATCGCCATATGTTTAGCCAACATTTCAGGCTTTGTAAAAGCACATTCCGTTGAGCCTCGTACTAACCATTATCGTCAGTGGGCTTTCATACAGCTTAATAACTTAGATGAGTTCTATTGCTTAGATGAGTTGTATTACAAAGAATCTAGGTGGAATCCTAAAGCTAAGAATGGTAGTCACTATGGCATACCACAAGGTAGATCAATATGGCTTAGTACAGTCAGTGGCTTTAAGCAAGTAGAGTGGGGTATTAAATACAATAACAATAGATATGGTTCTATGTGTAAAGCATTAGAACATTACAAGCTTAAAGGATGGCATTGAGTAATAAAGCGATAGGCAGTGGTAAGTGGAAGAAGCTACGCATTACCATATTAGATCGTGATGGCTGGCAGTGTGCATCATGTGGCAGGCCAGCGCATACAGTAGATCATATAATCCCACGTGTTAAGGGTGGCGATATGTGGAGCCCAGATAATTTACAATCTATGTGCAAATCATGTAACAGCGCTAAGGGTGGCCGTTTTTTTAGCCACAAGGCGACCCCCCCTGTCTTTCT